TGTGCCTCGCCATTTCTTATCGTTTTGATGAATAAGTTTAGCTTGTTCAATGTAGGTATCGTATAGGCTCATTTTTTTCTAGGCTTATACTTTTTAATAGCTTGTGAGATGAATATGTTTTTATATAGAGAAACCTTTTTGCCAAACTTTTTATCAGCTTGTCTTTTAGCTGATTTATATGCTTTAGATTTTTTATTAAAAGATTTAGGCTTTCCTAATTTCTTAGGTCTAGGTTTAGCAAAAATAGGTTTCTTCTTAGCCATTACTTTTTCTTTTTAGCTTTTTTCTTTTTTTTCTTCATTGGTGGTCTTCCTCTTTTACTTCCGTAAGTTCCTTTTCCCATTGGCATGATTGTCTCCTATTAGTTAGTTATTTTTCCACCCGACCATTTTGCATCAGGTAATCCGTTTGTATATGATTTGCCATCAAATGTTAATACTTGTTTTCTATTAGAGCCATCTTTGTATGAAACATGAATCCACCCACTATTTTGTTCGCCTGTGTAATATTCTAAAATACATTGGTCAAAGTCAGTATTGTTAGTTAGCCATAAAGCTACTTCTAAATTAGAAACTCCAGCGATTTCAAAATCAACAGCTTCTCCTTTAGTGTGTTGTGATGTTTTTTTACTTCCTATTGCCTCGCATAAAGCCTCAGAACGATAGCCAGATGTAATTGTAATAGGTTTATCAAACTTTGCTCTAACAGGCTCTAATACTTCATAACATAAATCGGTAAGGTTTTTTATCTCGCCACTTCCAGCTTTGTTATTAATTCCAAGCCTTGTAGCTGTCATGCTTTTTTCCATTTCTGATAATTTAAAATGTTTTGAAAGTTGCATAGTTTTAAATCATAGTTAAAGCAAGTGAGTATGTGGTGTGGAGGTAATACCCACTTGCAGATGCTTTTATATCATTTTTTAAACCAAGATGGTAGACCTAAATGTGGTCTTTTATCAAACAAGTTTTGATCTGTACCTTTAGTTTTTTTATTATTATAATGTAAAAATACTTGGCAACATTCTTTACCTTTAAATGGTTTTCTCCAATGTTCTAATTCACAACCAGAATAAACTAACATATCTCCAGGTTTTAAAGATAATTTAATTCCTTTCATACCCTCTTTACCAGATGGTTCTAAATATATATCCCAATGATCTCCACCTAAATTCATAGTAGTAGATATTTCACAACTAAATCTATCTTTATGTCTTTTTAATTCATCTCCTTTTTTATAAATCCTTGCATAAGTATAAGATGGTTGTAATTTTAATCTTGTTGTTTTTTCCATAATAGGTTGGCATTTTAATAATAAAGTTTCCATAGCAATATCTGAATATGATGAATAAGTATGAGGTATTTGTTCTTCAGCACTCTCATAATACCCTAAGAATGTTTCATAAGGTGAAATATATCTATGTTGCATACAAGTATCATAAACTTGTTTTTTCATAAGAAAGTAATTGTATAAGAATAAAGCTAAATCTTTATCAATAGCTTTTCTAATAACTGTATATTTATTTTTTTTAAACGACATCTTTAGCCATCTCTTTCGGTACAGCTTGAATATTCCAATGTATAAATCTAAATGGTTCTACACCAAAATCTACTGCAAATTCATGTTCTAAATATCCAGGAAAAATTATTAATGTTCCAGGTTTGGGTTTGAAATGCACTAATTCTGTACCATGAAAAATACCATTACTTGGTTTCATTTTTAATTTAGTTGCTCTTGCACCTGTTCTTGGTTCATGGAATATAGGATAAGAAGTTTTATCAGAGCATTTTAAAAAATAAAAACCTGATACATGTTGATTCCAATGAATATGTGCAGAATGATGACCACCACCTTTTTTAGCAAATTCTTGTACCCATAATTCAGAAAACATAGTTGTATATTGTTGCATATCAAAACCTTGCCAATCTAAAAACTCCCAAGACTTTTGACCAATATAATTTCTAAAATCTAAAAAATTGTTATCCATTGTAAGTGGTGTTGAATGATATGATCTTCCAAAATCTCCCCATTTTTTAATATAATCTTTTTCTCTTTTTTTAGCTTCGTTAATATATTTATTAGATGCTTTGTTTAATGATTTTATAAATTCAGGTTTATCTTCAATCCAAATTGGTGTTTTAAAATATTCAATTATATTCATATTATCTAAATGGATAACCTAAGTTCCAACACACTAAGCTATATCTTATTCCTTTGGTTACTGGTTTTACTCTATGCCATACAAATGATGGAAATACAATAATACTTCCTTTTGGTAATATTTCTTTTGCTTTAATTAAATGTTTTGACTCATCTCTCATATGAGGGTCGTAATTTCTAAAATCAAATTCTAATTCTCCACCATCATATTCAGAACCATCAGTAAGTTGGCAAGTCATAGATAATTTTCTAATTTTACCATGATCTGATGTGTTTGGTTTATCATAAGGTTTATCCCATGAATCACAATGCCAATCATAATATTGATTTAATTTATATTTAGTAAATTGACAAGCCTCTGATCTATCCCATTCAAAATTCCAACCAGCATTTTTATTAGCTTGATGAACATAAGGATGTATTTCTTTATAAATCCAAGTGTCAGATAACCAAACTAAATCAGAATTTCTTTTTCTTTTCATATCTTTTATTTCTTCTTTAGATAATTCTTTATTTTGATAACCACCAGTTCTAGCCATTGTTTCTGATTGTGATAAACCATATTTAATAATATCATCACATAATCTTGGAGGTAATGCAGATTGAAAATACCAATAATAATTACATATATTCATAAGTTATTGTTTGTATAAAATTTAGATTATCTTTTTGATTATTAGTGATATGGTACATATTAGTTGATGGAAACATAATAAACATATTATCTTTTAATTCTATATCCCAACTTCTACCTTTTCTTCTATTATCATCATAATATATTCTTACAAAACAATTATTAACTTTTACACCATACAAACAAATATAATCAGGAGAATTTTTTAAATCTAGAGGGTTAATATTTAATAAAGGTTTTGATAATTGATTAGGTTTATAGATTTCTCCAAAAGTTTGTTTATTTACTAACTGAAAACCATATTCAACATTAATATGTTCTCTTATATAAGTATTTAGCATATCCCAAGTTCTTGAAAATGGAAATTCTGAATCGGTAAATGTTGATTGTAATATATCGCCAGATAATTTATTTCTATCTATTTCAAAACCTTTAGGCATTGAAACATCTCCATAATATAACGATTGTTCTGATAAAATATTTTTTTTGATTTCCACACCAAACATAAAATATTATTATGAATTATTTGTCAAATCCCAACTTTGGTTTTCTTCATTCCATTGATAATATGAATTATTATCTTTTTGTTCTTGTGTTAATTCTGGTGCATCACCGATTGGAGATTTCCAACTAGCAGTTGCTAAATGTTTTCCCCATGATGGATAAGGTTTTTTAGGAAAAAACATTTCATTATCTTCATCCCAAGTATAACCAATACCAGCATAATTTCCTCTAAATGCTTTTGATTGATCACCCTCTGTACCATCTGAATTATAATATTTATTTGCTTTTGTATTATAAGAAGTTTGAATCCACATTTCTGCTGTCCAATTATTATGTTGTTGTAAATATTGTTGTCCAACTTTTTCATCTTCAACACCATCAGCATTAAGCATATTTTTATTATCTAAAGTTAATACTTGCAGAACTTTTCCATTCATTCCTATTTTTGCAAAATGTGCCATAATTATATCCTATTGAAATTTGTACCTTATTATTACTATTCCTGAACCACCATTTCCACCAGTTGCAGGGGGTTGTCCACAAAAACTTCCAGCACCACCACCACCACCTCCAGTATTAACAGTTCCGTTTGTTCCTGGAATACCCCTACTTCCAGCACCCCCACCACCAGAACCTCCAGTTCCTCCACAACCTACATAAGCACCTCCACCTCCACCACCTGCTCTTGTTACAGGAGATGCATTAATTGAAGTTGTTACACCTGTAGCACCATTACCACCACTAGAAGGCGAAGCATTTCCTCCAGTAGCACCAGCACCTCCACCTCCACCACCATTATCAATAGCACCTGCACCTCCTCCTGGTTGTCCTTGTGGAGGAGATGTAGGAGGAGTATTTCCAGCTGCTCCACATGGAAAAGAATTACCTGTTCCACCAGCACCAGAACCACCTGTTGATGATTGAAGATTTTTAGAACCTGAACCTCCACCACCTGCTGATGTGATTGTTGAAAATATTGAATTTGAGCCATTAGGTGCTAATCCTGGTTGTCCTACACCAGTTCCACCTGAACCTACTGTAATTGGATAGCTTGTTGCTGAAATTGGTAAAGCAGTTGTTGCTAAAGGACTAGCTGTATAAGAACCTGGATTATAACCCTCTCTAAAACCTCCTGCTCCTGCTCCACCAGCTGCTGTATTTCCTGTATTAGCACCAGCAGCACCTCCACCTCCAGCTACTACTAGATAATCTACTGAATCTGAACCAGCTGGTGAACCAACATTTGTAACTGTAAAAGTTCCTGGACTTGTAAATGTATGAATTTTATAATCTCCAGAAGTTGTTTCAGTTCCACCACAAGCTACAATAAAAAGATTTTCTCCTCTAACATTAGATGTTGAATCCATAGTATTAATCCAACCTTGTGTTGAATCAACATAAACAAAAGTTACTGATTGACCCTCTGTATTTAATACTGCATTTTGATTTACACCACCAATTTTATCAGATGCATTGGGAGAAACAGTTAAATTATTTGTTTGCCAAGTACCAGCATAATCAGCTAAAGAAACTATTGCACCAGCAGTTCCTGATGGTAAAGTAACAGTAAATGCACTACTTGTGGTATTACAAAAATATCCCTCTCCATCTGTAGCAGTAAATCCTGAAGTTTTAGCAGTTGTATCCCAATTAACTGTTCCTGTTCTTCCCTCGACACTAGCAAAAGATAAATTTCCACAACCATCTGTTACTATAGCTTGACCAGAAGTTCCATCTGCTGTTGGAAAAGATAAACCACTAATAACTACTTTACCTGTTCCATCAGGTGTAAATGTAATGTTGCCATTTGCTGTTGAAACTAAAGAATTTCCATTAACATCTAAATTACCACCTAATTGTGGTGTAGTATCATTTACAATATCAAATACTACTGTGCTATCAATCCAATTAACTGTGTTAGCTGAATAATCAAAAGTTGCTAAAGATATATCATCAGCACCATCATAAAGTTTAAGTGTTGGATTTGTTGCATTAGTAGTATCTAACCAAATTGTTCCAGCAACTGCTGAACTTGGTCTTGAAGTTCCTGAATTAGAAGTATTAATAGCTTCTAATACAGAGTTTAAATCTGATCTAAAACTAGGAAATGTTTGGTTTGCTATGTCGTAATCGTGTTGTGCCATGATGCGTTTATACTCCTTTTATTTTAATATATCAATAGCCCTTAGCCAAGTAATCAAAGGTACGACTTACTGCTGTACCACCTGAATTTTTAAATGTAACATCAAAAGAATCTACAGCTTTGTTTTCAACTACAAAGAAATCCCCAGTAGCCATGTCTTCGGCTGTGATGCCCACAGCATAACTTGCTGTTTTAAATGGATTTGTAAATGTTACAGTATAAGTTCCAGCACCAGAAGTTATATCATTTCCACTAAATATTCTATCTTCCATATCAATAGCAATAGACAATCCTGTTATAACAGGTGTTGTTAATTGATCTCTTGAAATAAAATAAGCTCTAAATTTAAAATATCTAGCTGTATAATCTCCAATAACAAAGTTTTTAAATTCTGTATAAGTAACTCCATCATCTGATAAAGCTATTTCTAAGTGAGCATTTGAATTAGATGCGTAATTTCCATCAAATGCACCCGTAGCAGAATCAAACAAACCACTTTTTGAATCAAATAAATCTGTAGGGTCTTCTGCAAATTGTGTAATTGTTGCTGTAACTCTAGCTGTATGAATAGCACCTATATCAACTGGTGCTGAAAATTCATAAATACCATCTAAGTCAAGATCAGTAAGTCTTAATTGATTACTAGATAATGTTAAATTTGTTTTACTACCAGAAAATGTTGGGTCTTCAGTTTGAGTTGCAACTGAATTAAAATTTCCAATGCTTGATATATTAGTAACTATATTTGTAGCATTAATTGAAAAGTTATTTAATTTATCAACGGCTTTTATAAGATAAGTTCCCGTAGCAAATGCTGGAACTGAAATTGATGTGGCTGGTCGAGATACTTTTTCAATTAAAGAAACACTATTATTCCATTCTGCACCACTTGTTAATGTTGAGTATCTAATTTGATAGTGTGATAAATCTACATCAGGTATTTGTTCCCAATTTAAGTGAGCCTCTGAACCAATAATATTGCAACTAAAATCTGTTACATCTGCTGGTGCTTCAGTACTTCCAATTACTGTATGTTGAGCAGTTACATAAGTTGATGAAACTCCCAAAGTATTTACAGCTTTAACTCTTACATCATAAATACCTTGTTCTTTAACATTTAAAACTCTATGATTTAAACCACTACCTTGTGCATAGATAATATAATTTGAATCAGTACTTAATTTATATTCTACTTGGTAATAATCGACAAAACTATCAGTACTTGCACCTATTGTAATATCTAAAGCAATAAGTGGTGTTTGGTTATATTCAATTAAAGTATCATCTAAAGTAACACTTGCTGGTGGCTGAACAGTAAATGGATTAGGAAGTGTTGTAGTTGGAATTGTAGTTGCTTGTGTTTTTGTTGCCCAAGTATAATGACTATCTTGATGTTCAACTAAACTTAATCCAACAGTATAATCATTGTTAAAAGTAATTCCTAAAACTCTAAATGGTTTAGCAGAAAAACCTAATGATGAATGTGTAATATTAACTATATCTCCAATGTTTAATTCATAACCTTTAAAAGCTACATTTAAAGATAATCCTAAAGCCTCTCTTGATCTTCTTAAAATAACTTCTGCCATTTCTTCAGCTTGATATTGACTTGTGATTGTTGGAAATTGAAATCTACCCTCTAATAAAAAACCACCATCAGCAGTTTTCATTGTTGCGTGTTGATCTGCACTTGGTAATCCACTATCATCTATTGGTGGAAATTGAACTTCATCAACTTGGTAATTTCTATCAGGATTTATAAATGAACAAATAACTCTATTGTATCTTTCGTTTTTTTGTGGGATTGCTAAAGTATAACCACCTATAATATCGTCTTCAGTTAATGATACTGTTGCTGTTCCTGTTGTTTCAATAATTAAACTATATTTACCTTGTGAGAATGGAATATAACCTCTACAGCCTTTAATCATTTCTCTTAAATTATCTATAATAGTTCTTGATGTATCTACTGCTGTATTACAATCAAATATATTAATATTACTTCCACCTGAATATGGCTCTACTTGGGTTTCGCAAACTAATGAAGCATCATAAAAACTTTGTAAATCTATTTCACTTACTGCTAAACCTTTTCCATATCTTGTATCTGTTAAATAATCTAAAATGCACCAAGCTGGATTAGTTGAATAACTTGCTGATTGTTCTACTAGACTTGCATTATAAGTTTTAACTTTTTTACCTTTTATTCTAGCTTGTATTTTAGGTAGTCCACCAAAAGCATCTTGATTAAACTTAAATCTAATTGCAAGATAACATAAGCCACTTAATTTATGATTACTTCCCCAACTAGATAATGTTGATAATAATGTTGATGCTGATTGACCATCAGTTCCAAAATGAGGCTCTACTCTAATTAAACTTTCTCCGTCTTTGTAATAATTAGCATCTGAACTATCTACTTCAACTGCATTACCATCTGTAAAACTACTAGCAAATGTAACAGGCTTTTCATCAATTAATATTTCTTCAATAGAGTTAATTTCTCCCTCTGATAATACCAAAGCGATATATAAATATTCATTATCTGTTCCTGAAGATTCTACAAATACTCTAGTTCCACCAAGTAATCTTTCTCCATAAACAACAGGTATGTTTGCATCATTAGATTGTTTATTTAATAAAATACCTTTTTCAAAATCATCAAATGAGTTAGTTGCAAAATCAGGTATATCAGGTGTTTTAGGTCTTAAAGCCCAAGATAAAAATAATGTTGCACCTAAACTAATTAAAGGATTACCACCAAATAACTTAATAGCTTTTGGTGCTACTTTTGCTACTGTTGAAACTACACTTGATACTGCACCACCCATTATTTATGAAACTCCCTTTTATATTTACTAGATACTCTGTAAATATTATTATCATCATCTAATCTTAACCAATTAATACATTGATTAGTTTTTAGAAAGTTTTTGAAATGATTATAAACCCATGACATAA